TACATTGTTATATTTAGCTATATCTCCTATTGCATAACTAGTACCACCGTTCCATGCTGCACCATCGTTATAAAATAATGTTTGCCCTTGAGTATGAAACCTAAAATATTGTTCACCAAACTCAAGAATCATAGTTTGAGTTGTATTAAATGTAAAAGGTAATAATCTTGTAGATTTTGTACTGTCCTTTACTTCTCTTACAAAAGCAAAACCGGGTCTATTCTGGGCTGGTCCTTGCGGTTTGGCAACAAAATTACGCATTATAGCTGCACCTTGTTGAAATTTAGTATCACTTATACGACCAAACATTTCTGGTGATATCTCTCCTCCAGAAAATGCTTGTTTAAAATTACGAGTTACAGGCATAAATTATCTCCCAGAAGTCCAAGGAACTATATGCTCTACCGTAATATCTCTCTGTAAATTATCTGATTGTTTTGCCTGTGTTAAATAATTAGACATCATTTGTATACATCGTTTAGCTTCTGCTGCTCCCTGATCTCCTTTAATTACAGGACCTGCCAACATAGAAGCTAAGTTCCATGACAACGTTAAAACAAATAATGGTGAAAATAAAGATGGATCAGTAATAAATGCCTGATATCGCAACATTGCATTTTCCTGATTGGTATATATTAATGATCCTTCTATAGCAAATTGTTGTGGTGTATATTGTCCAGCTACAATAGTAGGTGCAAAATTAGCTGTTAAATTACCGGGAGTATCACCAGCAGACATTCTTGTAGCGTAATCATTTTCTGACGATGGTGATAATACTGCAACAGGTGACATCATGTCAGCAGGTGCAACATATGCATAATCCCATTGCTCAATACTATTTGTCGTTAATGCTAAATTAATTCGTTTAGATGCAAAATTCCATGTGTGCAGTTCTAATAAAGTGTTTCTAGCTATCGGATAAAAACGTGCAGCTTTTTCAGCTTGTGCTGATCCCTCTGGTGGATTTATCGTAGCTATCGTTGCATCATCACCCAAATGAGCTAGGGCAAGATTGCAAATATCTACTTCTGTTGCCATGACATCTCCTAATAAAAAGGGAGGTTAGCAGTATTACTACTAGCCCCCTGTGAATAAATAAGAAATTAATGCCTATTTATTTATTGCTTCAAGTTGACTAATAAGAGTTTCTTTTGTTTGTCTTCTATCAAGTTCTAAACCAATAGTACGACCATAAACTTCAAGCTCTGCTTTTGTCATTGCTTCATAATCAATAACATCAGACCCACCAACAATTTCAATGTTAGTGTTTGGCTCTCCGTTATATTCAAACTCTTCGTTAGCTTCTCGCATGGATTGACCAACGAAACATTTAACTTTTGCTTTGTAAATAGGCATAAAATCTCCTTATTAAACTACGGTAAAACCAGAAGCATAGAATTTTCTTCCGTCACCGATTGTTTCTACTACATCAGCAGTAACTTTACCAGCGTTAAAAGTACCAGCAATTGTGTATCTAGCACCAATATATCTCTGGCCTTTGCCAGCAATATCTGGATTAAAACGTACTACTACGTTTTTGCCTAATGTTAGTGCTGCTGTAAGGATTGCATCGCTGCTTCCTATAACAGTAGGACTAGACAAGTTAGCATTTGCACTAGTAATAACTTCAAACTTTACGCTTGTACCATTTGCTAGTGCAGTAGTAACGGCAAAGTTCATATACAATGCAGTACCTTCACCTATATCTCTAGCAGTTCCTAGATCTACAGTATTAGTAGATACAGCAGTTGTTGTAAGTGCTTGATCTTCACTTACTCTGAGCAATGCATCTGTGATCATTTTAAATCTCCTTTAGTAATAAACAAATTAAACAACACGAGCTTCGCTGTTAATCAACGCATCTACTCTTCTTAGAGGTACTCCAAGGAATGATAAGTAGCTTTGTGCTGATCCAAACTGTGATAAACCTTCTTGTATTGATAATACGTTTTGTGATTTATCAAGTGCTGCAATACTCATGCCTGAGTGAACTGTTCTATTCATATAGAATGCTGCTCTACCCATTGCCATGTTTGGTATTCTATACAACGCTCTAGCCATCAATTTAACTAAGTTAGTTGATGCTGCTGCTGTTTGTGTATTAGCACTACCAAGGAGGTCAGAAATATCAATGTTGCAAATACGAACAACGTATCTCCAATCTTTAACAACCAAACCGTTCTTCCATTGGTAACGAGTAGCAAAAGCTTGTAGTCTTGTACCGTCACTATTGTAAACAGTTTGCTCACCAAGATCTTCGTGAGTTAAACCTGCTTTAGAGCCTTTAGGAAAAGGACAATAAACTGTTTGATCTCCCCAAACAACTAAATATACAGAAGCGTTATCAGAACCTGATCCACCTGCATCAAGGATGTTTACTGCATTGTCAGCAGATAAATCACCATATCTAGGTGCTAAACCTAAAAACTTTTTAGGATCTGTACCAGGGTTGCCGTAGAACATTGTCTCAGCTTGTGTCTGGTTCATTGCTTCTAAGAAAGCAGTATCTTCAGATAAACGGAACTGTGCGGTGTTACCATTTAACATCGCTAAATCTTTGTCTACTTCAGAACGAGCTTCTAGAATTCCGCAAGCTTCATCAATCTGTGCTGTTGTTGACTTGCTGTTTGGAATACCTTGGTTTAATGCTCTCCAATATACTGAAGGTAAACCAGTTCTAATAACTACACGCTCTCCAGTAGGTAAATTACCTTCCTTAAACACGCAATCATCTAGTATTTCGTTGGACTGTGATAACAGTTCTGCAACGATTGGAACTCTACCGTCTGGGTCAGATCTTTTAGCCCAATCCGCTAGTGTTAAATTTGAGGTTGAAAGTGTAGCCATTTAATAACTCCTTACTTGTTTTGCTGATTTGAATATAGTGCGTTAGCTATGCCGTTAAAATCTTTAGGAACATTACTGCCTTGAGCATTAGCTCCTTGTGAATTACCAACATAACTGTCTTCACTAATTGCCTTACCTGCTCGGTACATAAACCGAATTACTTCGGGATGGTTTCCCAAGCCAGATTCTGACAGCAACTGTTTAAAAGGATCAGTACCAAAAGCATTAAGGGCTGTTTTAGCAACTTCTAAATTGGCATTAAAAGTTTCTCCACCAAATTCGTCATCTGATTTTGATTCTTCTGCCCATTCAACTCGTGCTCTTTCAACTTGTTCTGCTTGTCTTGCCTGTATTACAGGTGCGACTTTGTCTAATACCTTTTGTGCAGCTTCCTGTGGCAGGTCAAGTTCTTTAGCGACTTCACCGAATGCAGTTAAAACATCGGGGTCGAGTACCTCTGGTGCGTCAGCCACCTTATCGTTGAACTCGTATTTGTCAGGAGCACCTTCTTTGGTTTCCTGTTCGCTAGTTTCACTTTCAACAGAGGATTCATCCGAATCTTGTTGATCCTGTACAGATTCAGCTTGTTGCTGCGTATCTTCAGTATTCGTAGTTTCAGCCGATTGCTCGGTTTGTGCTTCTCCTACTGGTTGCTGTGTGCTGCCTTCATTGGTTTGGTCGGCTTCCGTCATCAGCGTTTCTGACATTTTTTTGCTCCTTAATCATTGTCGGGTATAACTCTGGGCAGAGAGTGTGAATCAAGTTTAGTATTTGCAAACCATAGTTTCTGTTACCTTCGCTAAATGACATAGCCATTGCGTTAGTGTTAAACGATGATCGGAAAACACCTGCTTGCTCCAGAAGTCTCCAGATTAATCTGCGACCCCTCTTGCTGCTCATCAGCCATTTGATGTCCGACTCTTCATTTTGGCGGTCAATTCTTTCTTCAGACTTTTTATTGTCTTTAGATTTTTGTTGACTCTTGAGGTCGAGAGGATTGTATTCACTCATGACTTAATATACCTAGCAATAACTGGGTTACGGTCACACCTTATGCTTTTTTCTTCTTTTTACTTTGGCTATCTTTTAATGCTTTAGCTGTTGGTGCTCCTTCTTCACCTGGTTTACGCATACGTTCACCAGAACCATCTTTAATTCTTCTGCGTTTAGCGTGTATGTTTGCCCATAGTCCTTGATTTTTCATAACTAAAACATTGATGGGTAAAGTTTTTTTAGTTTTTCCATATCTTT